AGCGGCCAGTTGCGGGGGTTGGTTGTCAGCGGCACCGAAGCAGCACAGGCGAAAGGCCGCTTCCCGTCTGGCAGTGAAGCCGACTTCTACGTGGTCTGCCAGTTGATTAAGCGGCATGTTTCGGACTCGATCATCTTGGGGATGCTGACCAACTCCAGTCTTGGGATCAGCAAACGGTGCCTCTCCAAACCGAATCCGATGGAGTACGCCAAAGCCGAAATCTCCCGCGCCCATGACAAGGTTGTGAACGACGACAAGTATCTCGCCAAGAAAGCGAAGAATGAATCGTCCGGCTTCATCGCCAGTGAACGTGGCGAGATCATCCCCTGCCG